GTCTACGAATAGGCAGTGTTACCGATATAATGGTGACATGATACACTTTTTCAATAAATCATTGGACTGTTTGGTTACACCGGAACATAATATGGTTTATTTAAACAAGAATGATGGCAGGATAAAGAACTGCCAAGCTAAAGAGTACACAAAGGGGAAAGGGGCTTTTTATAGAGGATGCGAATATGAGTCAGAAGATGTTGCATTTTATGAGATAGACAACATCAAAATACCATTTGACCTGTTTTGTGAGTTTATGGGGTATTGGCTTTCAGACGGAAGTACAATGGGAAACGCCGGGGTTGTTATCTCCCAACAAGAAGGTGAGCCTGCACGGGACAGAATTGTAAACTGCGTGAAGCGTATCGGATTTGAGCCACATTTAGACAAGCAAGAAGTTGCATTTTATAGTACTCCAATAAGGAATTATCTGAAAATATTCGGCAAGTGTTCCCATAAATTTATACCGTCTGCGATAAAGAATGCATCTGTCAGACAGATCAGAATATTTCTTAATGCCTTTATGCTTTGTGATGGATACAGGCGACCATGCAAATCTTTTGTAGGTAATCATGGAACAGAGTTTAAGTCAGACAAGGATGAAATCCTCTATTTTACCGTATCTGAACGTATGGCAGGGGATTTGTCTGAGCTTATTCTGAAATCCGGGAATCGTCCGTCCTTTTCAGTGAACAAGGCTGGAGTGTCGCACAAAAGCAACGGAAGTATCATAACTTCAAACTACGATTGTTATTCAATCCGTGAATGCTATTCCGTCACGGCGACAGTGTTCCATAAAGAGATTCAACATTACGATGGGTTTGTATATGACCTTACTCTGGAGAAAAACCATATCATGTATATCCGTCGCAATGGGAAATGCTTTTGGGGGTCTAATTGCAGATGCTATAAAATTCCTATCCTCAAAACAGAAGAAGAATTTTGGGAATGGGACGGACGTAGTGAAGCAAGTACTGAAAGTGTGAACGAAGTGAAAGATGTGCCGGACAGCTTCAAGAAGTGGGTTCTCGATAATCAGCGACGAATTGATAATGCCAAGAAACAAGGTACACTTCCATACTTTTTGAAAGATAATCCATCTTTTCTGAAAGAAGATAAAAACAAATATATTGAGGCTATTTCCAAATATACAGGTTCGTACTATCCAAGAATAAACCAATATTTAAGAGGTCAAAGAAAGCAGCTTGATGAAGAAACGCTTTCTGTCATTGATGGTATCAGCAAATACATTAACCTTTCTAATAAGTGTATTGGAACAAGTTATCGTGGCATTACTGCTGACAGAATAATATTTGACAAACTGAAATCTTTAAAGAAAGGCGATGACTACATAGAGAACGGCTTTATGTCAACATCCGCCAATAAGCTTGTAGCAGAGGATTTTGCCGATGGAACAGAGTATAAAGTTATCTTTGAAATCAAAGGTAAAAATGGAGTGGACATATCATCTATATCCGATATGCAGGAAGAAAAAGAAATATTGTTCAACAAATCTTCCAAGTTTAAAATTACAAAAATCAAAGCTGTTGATAAGAAGGTATTCGGCAATTTATATATCTATATGGAGGAAATATAAGATACTATATTTCGCCAAATCAAATAATTTTCTTACCTTTATACATAAATAATACCACTATGATTGGAGCAATAATAGGTGATATTGTAGGTTCTCGCTTTGAATTTAACAATATCAATACTAAAGAATTCGAACTGTTTACTAAAGATTGCAGTTTTACAGATGATACCATTTGTACTATTGCGATTGCTGATGCTATATACCGGAAGATAGACTATAAAGATGTGCTGTTGGAATGGTGCAGGAAATATCCGAACCCCAAAGGCTCTTACGGTGTGTCCTTTGAAAGATGGTGGAGAAGTAATAATCCACAACCATATAACAGTTATGGTAATGGTTCTGCCATGCGTGTTAGTCAAATTGGTTTCTATTATAATTCACTGACAAAGGTTCTTGAAGAAGCGGAGAAAAGCGCAAAAGTAACTCATAATCACAAAGAAGGTATCAAAGGCGCACAAGCTATTGCAGGTTCAATATTCTTATTGCGCACCGGACACACTAAAGGCGATGTAAAAAAATGGTTAGAATCTACATTTGGATATGACTTATCACAAACAGTTGCCTTCATTCGTTCATGCAATAAGTTTGATGAAAGTTGCCAAGTAACTGTACCGCAAGCAATAATCTGCTTTCATGAAAGTAACGGGTTTGAAGATGCGATTCGTAATGCCGTATCAATAGGTGGAGATAGTGATACAATTGCTTGCATTGCTGGAGGATTAGCAGAAGCATTCTACGGAGTACCGGATAATATTTTTGATAAAGCATATACATACCTTGACAAGGACATGAAACGTGTTATCAAGAAGACGTTGAGAACTAAATTTTTAAATCGTGTAATAGAAACATATTGATTATGGATAATTCATTATTAGAAAAAGCACTGCAAATCGCAGTTGATGCGCATATTTATCAAGTTGATAAAACTGGAGCACCTTATATTTTTCATCCTATTCGTGTTTCAAACAGATGTTCTACTGACGAAGAAAGAATTGTTGCTTTGTTGCACGATACGATAGAAGATACCGAAGTTACTGCTGAATATTTACTGATGGAAGGGTTTTCTCGCAATATAGTAGATGCTATACTTTCAGTTACCCGTAATAAAAACGAAAGCTATGAAGATTTCATAAAACGATCCAGGCTTAATCCTATAGGAAGACAGGTTAAATTACATGATTTAGAAGATAACATGGATATAACACGCTTAAATGAACTCACAGAAAAAGATATTTGCAGATTAAACAAATACCTAAAGGCTTATAAATATCTCAAAGAATAATCTCTGATGTACAATTATATTCAGTTTCACGATACGAAGTACCGGATTACTCCCGTGTCGTGCGTTTTTATCTGGTATAATGGTATCTCATAGAAAGCACATATACTGTCACTATATCATCATGCACCGAATAGATGATACGATGTTCAGAATAAATCCGCCGCGACCAATATCCGGCTAATTCATATTTTAATGGCTCCAGCTTGCCGATTCCTGTACAATTAGCATTGAGCCGGGTGGCAGCCTTCTGTGTTCCAATATACATATTTCTCAGCGGATACGGACTTGCCATCACTTATAAACAAAATCAAAGAATCATGAGGTCATGGAACCGCATCTTCAATCTTTATATAAACTACTGGATCGTATTTTTACTATTCATTCCATTGGCCTGCTTCATAAGACCCCAAAATTATCCAGGAAACTTGACGGAATTTATTTGTAATTTTATTGCATTGGATTGCAGCTACAATAGAGAATGGTGGTTTTTTCTTCCTTATGTCTTGCTTGTTATTAGTTCCAAACATATATTCAACATTTTGGATAAGCTGGATCTCAAAACAACTCTTACAACCGTCACGGTGCTGTGCATATTATACATTATTACAAATACTATCGGAAAATCTATATTCCGTACCAGTCAACCACTACAGGTTGTTGCATGGTATATTACTCTTTTATTCACATTCATTTGCGGAGCCTTATTCGCCCGTTACAACATATTTGAATATTTCCAATCTTATTTTTCCCGATATTCTTCTCCAAAGAGGAATTTTCTATTGATCTGTGGTCTGTCAACTCTTTGCATACTTAGAATGATGTTAGGTCCCAGTATGCTAAATCCATTTTTTGTGATACCTTTCTTAATATGTTATGTTTGTATGAAACATAACAAACATATATCTTGGATGTTGCGGTTTTGGGGAAGACATTCCACCAACTTGTGGCTGGTTCACACTTTTTTTGCATACTATTTATTTCACGACTTCATATATAGTTTCCATTATCCCATTTTAATATATCTGGTATTACTCATTATATCATTAGGAAGTTCGTATGTCGTTAGGTTTATACATCACCCCATAAAATCCATAACAAACAATTTAATTAACTGCCGCTAAGTTAAAGACTCAGTGGTGTCTAAAAAACCTTGGTGATAGCTTGGCATTTCCTGCCATATAACCAGCGAACATACTAAAAAGATACACTAATTATCATAAAAAAGCGATTAATTTATTTGAATATCAAATAAATTAGTATATTTGCATATGAATAGCGTATGGAGATGTACGCCACGTTGTGACCCGTTTCATTATAGCACAACAGGACATGAAAGCTCATTGCTCTAAGAGTGTTTTTAAGTTCTACGGAAATAGTCTGCTGGCATACATTTACCGTGCAGACTATTTTATCTAATAACTTAAAATTCATTCTACAATGGACAGAAGACAACAAGTTTTTGTAAAGTTGAAACTTAAAGCGAAGGCGTTAGGGTTCAACTCAAAGGAATTAAAGGGTATCGCCGCCAAGATTGCCGATAACCTTGAATCCCAAGAAGATGCCTCCGAAGAGGATGTAAACGCAGAGATTGACGAAAAGATCGAAGCGGTTCTCCCCTACCTCACTTTCGGCCAGTCGCAAGCCAACCGTCTGCTTGACGAATGGAAGAAAAACCACCCCGAAGCGGAACCGGACGATGAACCGAATGACAACTTTCCGGATGATACTCCGAAACCAGCTTCAAAGAAGAAACCCCAAGACAAAGAGGAAAACAAGGACGAAGAGCCTGCATGGTTCAAAGCTTACAGAGAACAACAGGATGCCCGATTTGCTGCATTGGAGGGAGAGAAGACCAGCTCCTTGCGCAAAAGCAAACTTGAAAGTCTCTTGAAAGATACAGGCACATTCGGCAACCGCACATTAAAAAGCTTCTCTAAAATGAATTTTGAGAATGACGAGGAGTTCGAACAGTTTCTATCTGAAGTCGAAGAGGATTTAAAGGCTTACAACCAGGAACGTGCCGATGCCGGCCTCTCCACATTGGGAACGCCGCCTGCGGCAGGAACAGGAAAGCCTGATAAAGAAATTGAATTATTAACGGATGCAGAAATTGACAGTATTGTCAATAACTTCTAACCGCATCAAAAAAAGTAAAGGACAATGCCAGGAACAGTAAATTTGTCAAACGAGCTTGAATCGTTTGAGACCAGAATGGATTCAGTGGTTATCCGTCGCAAAGGTGGAAGAATTATCGGTGGCCGCTCTCTGAACATGGAAGGCTTCAATGAAAAATATGTAAAAGCCGGACATATTATCATCCACAGTACAAATGATGAATATGACTACAAGCCCATGCCCGTGTCAGATAATGCGTATTCCTCACTTCCTGAGAATTACGAATATGCTGGAATATGGGTGCGCACGACACCTGCAAGTGATGCAAGAGGAGCCATCCAATATGACGGAGAGATCAACGACAAGGCCCTGCCCTACCCTATTGACAGTATCAAAGCTGCCTTGAAGACCGCACTGCCTTCATTATATTTCATGCACGATTAAAAATAAAGGAGGAAAAATAAAATGATTGCATCACAATTTGCAGATTTATCCAAGCGTATTTTCCCGAAGTTACAGAATATCGTGGAAAAAGAGAGAGGCGAGCGCAATGGTGCAAAAAAACGCACTTACTTGCATAAGACCATGTTACGTAAAGTATATTCCGCTGACCAGAAATGGACCAGCGCATCTATCGATACCACATACGTAAGAGCGGACACCGTTTCCATGAACTCTCCGCTTCCCATCAAGAAGCGTGATTCACTGGCCCATGCCAGCGGCACACTGCCCAAACAGGGTATCTCCCGTGTAATGGAAGAATCCGACATCAATACCATCAACATCATGAAGGCCCAGGGTGCAAAATGGACACAAATAGCATCCAAACTGACGGAAGACCCTTTGTTCTGCTCCATCGGGCTGGACGAATCCAATGAGGCGAATTTTCTGACAGCCTTATGCGAGGGGGTTGTAGCGGTTGAGGATCTGACCAATGTCGGAACAGCACTGCGTGTCAATTTCGGTTACCTGCCGAAAAACGGATTTGGTGTGACCACTCCCGGCGAGATAACCTTGGATGACAT